TGTTGACGCTGAAATTGCAGGTATAACCCCACCAGCCGCCGCAAGAGAAAAGACTCTGCCACCAGTTGCATAACCGCCGTAAGTGCTTGAGCCAGCATTTCCAAAGTTTGCATTACCCGTAGCACTCAGCGTAGTAAACGCACCCGTGGTTGCAGTCGTAGCCCCGACAGTGCCGTTAATGTTGATGCTGGCAGTGCCTGTCAGGTTGGTGACTGTGCCGCTGGCGGGTGTGCCAAGTGCCGGGGTGACTAGGGTTGGTGAGGTGTTTAGTACAACAGAACCCGTTCCTGTGGAGGTCGTTACCCCTGTACCGCCGTTGGCTACGGGGAGAACACCCGTGGTTGAGGTCACGGATGCCGTTACAAAATCAACGCCGTTCCAGACTACAAAAGCTGCTGTGCCAGCAACGATGGTCACACCGGTGGTGGGGCCAGCCCCGACAATCTTGATGCTCTGGGAACTGCTGGTTTTGTTGATGACGATGTAGGATTTACTCTGCGCGGGGGCAGTGATGGTGCGCGTAGCTGTACCGCCTGCTGTCCACAGGATAATCGCCTGTCGCGCTTGATTGGCGGCAAGGGTTGTGGTGGTAAGGGTAACGTCTGAGTCAGAACTCAGAGTGGTTGTCCCGGCAACGGCTGTATCCAGCAGCGCGGTTATAGACACATTGACTGTATCGCCCCATGTGCCAGATAGCTCTCCGGTGACCGGGAGTGCCAAACCAAGAAGTGATGTTGCTGCTGTTGCCATTAAATTCTCCTACGTTTCAATATTTTGCCAAGTGGGTGTTTGTGGATTCGCTATCACACCCCATGCGGGGGTCTGTGCATCTGCTATCACTCCCCATGCGGGTGTCTGTGAATTAGCTATCAGCCCCCATGCAGGCGTTTGTGCATCTGCTATTACACCCCATACAGGGGTCTGCGAATCGTCAATCAAACTCCAAAAAGCAAGTCCAAAACCTTCTACTGCTCCTGCTGCTGCTACCCCCGTCAGTGCTACCGATCTTCCAGAAGCGACTGACCCAACTGCCCCGGATGCCGATACACCTGTCAGGGCTACTGATCTTCCAGAAGTAACTGTTCCCGCCGCACCCGCAGATGCTACACCTGTCAGGGCTACCGAGAAGCTGGGAGCTACCGTCCCGACAAACCCACTGGCAAATGTCCCCGTCTCTACTAAAATATATGACGGTACTACCGTCCCTATCGCGCCTGCTGCCGCTACACCAGATAGGGCTACCGAAGTACCTGCTGCAACTGTCCCAACGGCCCCTGTTGCTGCGTTCCCGGTCAGAGGCATCGTTATGCCTATACCGACCGTGCCAACCGCTCCTACCGCCGCTACGCCCGTTATGGCCTTTGCGGTGCTTGCTACAACTGTCCCCGCTGCCCCAGATGCCGCTACACCAGATAGGGCACTACTGACACTCGCTACAACTGATCCAACGGCTCCCGTTGCCGCATTGCCCGTGATAGCTAGTTGACCGCCACCCCAGACACTGCTACTCCATGTGCCGTCACCCCAGCCAAGAGACATGACATCAGGTTGTTGACAACCGCAGAAGCGCAGTGGTCGTTGAACTTGTTGGCATGGTCAGCGTAAAAACACCCGCCGTGATCGTCTGGCTGCTAAAGGTGTGGACACTGACCGCTGTGTTGCCCTGTGTGGAGTTGTAGACCAGCACCGCATCAAAAGCAGCGAAGGTCACAGGTGTCGCGCTTGCCCCATACACAATACTTGCCGAAGGTGTCCAGTACGCCACACCCGCAGTACTAGAGCTATTTGTAGCTACAGGCACATTGGCATTGGTAATAACTTCCCCACCAGCAGTGTAGTTGGTCGATGTAACTTCATTGCTTGCGCTGTACGCCGTGGTTGAGGCGTTTACAGTAGCGCCTACCAAATACAGAGCGGCTTTAAACGTGTCTTTTGTAGGTGCGGTTAAGCTAGTCCTGCTGGTCAGCGTGATGGTTCCGAATTGGTGACCGCCATTGAGCAACTGGCCCATGAAGGAGGTGCACATTGATTGCGTGTTCGCCATAATTTATCCTAGTGAAGCTGCTTCAAGACCTGCAAACATGGACTTTTTCAGAGCCACATGTGCAGAACGGTGTACCAATTCGCCACCCAACCAGTATTCAACCCATGTCGTGGTTTCATTGTCGTTCTCTATGGTTCCTTCCCGCTTGTCCAGCAGGGCTTCGTCCATCAGACCTTTGGTGGTTGTGATCATGGTAGTCTTATCAATGAGGTGGTGGATGAGTTGGCTGGCATCACAACTGTAAACGATGAGGTGGTGGTTTTGTCAGCGCCAAAGTCCAATACTGCCACTGATTTGTTGCTCTTGGATGAATTGTAAATTAACGCACCCCGTGCTGTAAACGCACCTGTTGTCCAGACCACATTGCTGAAGTTTATAAAAGCCGTAGTGCCTGTAACACTGACCGAGATGCCTGTCATTACCTGACCTGTCGCGGTGTAGCCTGTGCCTGTAATCTCCCCGGTCGCTGTGTAAACGGTGGTAGCCGCCCCTATATCGGCATTGGCTGTGTACAGCGCCATATAGAAGGTGTCTGTGGAGAAATCATGCACCGCCTCAAGCAGTTGCTGCTTGAAGGATGTGGTCAGGGTTTGGGAAATGCTCATGTGACGGGAACCCTAGCTTGCCCACTACGGTAGGCATCCTGTCTTTCAAGCCCATCACCCAGACGTTTCAGTTGGCCCATTGCTTCTTTGTACTTGCCATCATACAGGCCAATCATGTCTGCCTCACCCTTCATGTAGGTGTAGGCTTCGACCAATGTCCCATACAAAAGGGCAGGGTCATAGTTGTCCCCCAGCCATGTGGTCGAAGCCGTGACGATGGACTCAGGGTAGTAATAGTAGTGAAGCTCCATGCTGTAGGCAGCGTTGGGAGTGGGGCCAATGAGGAACGTGAGTTCCGTTGTGATCACACTGGAAGCTACAGCGGGGCCAAACAGGGCGTAGAACTTGGGTGACCCTGTGGTTGTTGGTTTGGGGTACGCTTCCCGGATGAAGTTCACATCTTTGTTCAGCAGGTAGGTGTACGCGCCCGTGGTTGGGTCTATTGCTGCCAAAGAGTAAGAAGACAGGAAGTCATCAGGGCAGGCCAGATATTTGTTACTTGCGGTGGTGATGCCAGTTACATTCTTACGCAGTGCTGGAATCTGTACGGTGTTGTATATACGTTTCTCTGCCTGTGTGATAAACAAATTCATGTCCACAGTAGGAAAGGTGTTCTCCGTGTAGGAGGAAACCGCAGAAACCAACGCAGCGTAGTTCATGCCATCGGGCCTCTAGACATTAGACCTTTAGTGGCCGCACCAGTTCCACGCATCTTGATACCAGATGTCTTCACACCGGGTTGCTCTTGGTTGGTGATGCGTCCAATCGAAGCACGGGCATTGTTCAACATGCTCATGTCCTTGCCCTTGCCGGGGTTGGCCTCGACCGTGACGGCTTTGCCTGACATGGTGTGGGGTTTGGCGTAGGCCGCTGCTTGTTTGTTGTTAATCATCTTAACCTCCACGACCAGATTTCTGGTTCATCACTTTAGCCATGCCACGACCGTACTTCATCATGTCCATGTCTGTCTTGCCACCTTTGGCAAACTTGGTCATGGTTTTGCCGGGATGTAGCCTCTTCTCGTGCTTGTGCACGGCTCCAGCTATCATCTTCTTGTCCTGTTTCAAATCTGCCTTGTCCATATCAACTCCTAATTTACTGTAACTGAACCAAGTTCCAATTCTGCCACCAAATAGTTGGGTGTCAGTCCGTCATCGTTTGCCCTAGACCCGCCTACCGGGTTCCAGTTCCACTGAAATATCCTGCTGCCCTCGCCCGGATTTCCGTCTGCCAGCAAGCCAGAAACCACATAACTCAAATCTCTGCGCGGCTCCCGAACTGCCTGTGGGTCATCTACCGGGTACATCCCCAACTGCAACTGAGGCTGATCCGGTGTCCAGCAGGTTGGGCACACCAGCAAGTTGTAAGTTTTGGTCTTGACAACTTCCTTCTTCAGTTGCTTCAGCTTGTAGCGAAACCCACAACGGTCACACTCCGCTATCGCATTCTTACCTGATGCAAACCTATTGCCCATGATTACATAAACATCTGTCTTGGCACGAAGCGCACCGCTGCTTTCTCACGGTCTTCATCTTGGGCAAACTGCCACGCCTCATCATATTGTGCCTTCAATACCTGTAAACGCTCCATGCCGTTGGGCAACTTGAGCGCCAAGTAGTAGGCCAACCCTGCTGCCACACAGGGTATAAACCGAAACGGCACATCCATCGTGTCAGAGCCATCCCCAGCGTTTTGGTTCCTACGAAGCCGCCAGTACACGAAGGTATAGGTCTGGGAGCCATCAGGTGTGGGCCACACGGTCACTGCCGGGGGGTTTGATACATACACCGCTGTGGTGCTTGTGTGCGTTGCTGCGGTGGTGTTAGCCTGCCCTCTGGAGCAGTCTGTCAGGACGTTACCCACGATGTAGCCGTAGTAGATGATCTCGTTGTCTACCTTGATGTAGCCAGCAGCAGCTAGTCCTATGACTGAACTGAGGGTAATGGTGGTGGCTGTCGCGGTCACTGACCCGTTGAGAGTCAACGTTGTGGTGGATGTCTGCCCTGAGTTGCGCTGCACCATAACCTGAATGGGTCTGGCTTGGGTTAGCTTGTTGGGCAGCGTAGCGTAGGTGCTGATGCTGATGCGGGTGATGGTCAAGTCTGCTTGGTTGGAGGTCGAGTTGGCATCGGTGCGGATGACATGTTCAAGCAAGTCCACGGTATCCACCGGAAGTGCATAAGTATTCAAGCCTTGAGTCAGGGTGAACGATCCCTGCTCAATCGTCCACATGTTGATGCCACGGTTGGCCCAATCCGCAAACATGATGTTCAGGGAGCGCCGTGCAGTACGCATGTCATACCCGGAGCGAAGCTCAGAACCCGCACGTTCAAATGCGTCTTCTATAACTTCACTCAAGTCCATGTCAAAGTTAGCAACGCCCGAAGTAGTCATTATCTAAATCCTGCTGTTTTCTTGGCAATCGTTTTAGGCTGTGCTACAAACTGTTTTCCACTGGCTTTACCTGCTCTTTTGGCTTTGGTTGTCGCTGCATACTCAGCAGGGCTGAGAGCTTTAATTGCGGCTTTTGGCAGGTATCTTTCCCCAGTGTCAGAAGATTTTTTACCACTTTTGGTTGTCCAATCTTGTTTGCCCCAATCACTTAGGGATTTCTGTGGCGCTTTAATCACGATACCCGCCACCTGCGGCCTTGTATCGTTTAGCCATAACCTGCGCTTTTCTCGCGCTCCATTCCCCAGCGCCCGTGCCTACAATTGCCGCAGCCTTGACGCTGTTGAAAATTCGTTTACGCAGATCAGGCTTGGTGTAATTGCCAGCTTCATTCACCTTTGACTTCACCTCCCCGCCCTCGGCGTACTGCGTGAAATTCGTGTCATCACGGCGCTTCTTGCGTTTGCCTGTGGGCATCTTGCTGGGGTCAATGGCCCCCATGCCACGGGAGGCTCTCATTTAGCACATCTTTCCACGGGTCTTACCCCGTTGAGCTATACCATCACCACGGCGGGATGCTGAGACTGAACCGCCAGATGCGTAACCTTTGGCGTAACCACCTTTACGAAACTCAACACCAACTTCGTCGTCGTTCATTTTGCGCGTTCTCTTGGCAGACGCAGTTTTGCTGGGGCTTGTGAAATTCGTAGGTGTTGCACCTCGCCGAAGCTCACCTGCAAGTTTTGCTTTTTCAGCCGCACTAGTCATCGTGGGTTCAATCCGCCGCACTTCTGCCGCCGGTTTTCCACTCATAAGCCCTTTAGCTGCTGCTATTGCGCGAGGAGTCGCTAAGCCTTCTACCGCTGCTTGGCCCAATTGAACGCCTTTAAATCCCGCCATAGAGTTCAGGGTGTTCTTGACGTTGCGCCCAAGTTCCGATCCACTGGCAGATTCTCCCTTAACCGGCGTACGATCACCATCAAGAGGGATCTGAGCAATAGCCACAGACCGCTCTTTAACCGACATAGCGGGGAGCCCCCGCTCTACCGGCGTATCCGCTTTTGACGCGGCAGGAGTGCCACCGCGCCGCGTCAGCCCCTGTTGTTTATTCATATAGTCGCGCAAAGACATACCAGACTTAGCCAGTTCTTCTTTGGTGACTGTTTTAGGTTTAAAAGCGGCCGCTAAAGGTGTTTTAGCAATCCGATCATCCGTAACCACCTTCTCATCATCAGCAACTTCGTCTACGGGCACGCGATCTACATCTTTTTTTGCAATGAAATCGCCTAGACGATCTGCATTGGCTTCAGAGTCTTCAGAAGTGGCAAAACCACCTTTTTCAAATTTACGCATCTTCATGCTGTGCTCCTAGCAGGCCATGCCGCCGCTTTTCATTTTGATCTGCTTGGCTTTGGTTTTGCCTTTGGAAGCAACACCGTCAGCAGCACGGACGAAGCCGCCGGTTGCCATCTTGGTCATACCGCCACGCTTCATGCCCATCATTTGTTTCTTGTCAGATGCCATGTCGGCTTTAGAGCCTTCTTGCATACCTTTTTTCTTAGCAATCATTGCCATGAAACCGGGATTCATTTTCGTAGCCATATCACCACCTTTTGAGAAAGATTTGCCTTTGTCGGCGTTAGAGAAATCCTTACCCACGGACTGTGGGATACCTACCTTCTTGGCAAAGCCCGGATTGTGAGCTATTGCCTCCATGAAATTGTGCTGCTTTTTGCTGGAGCTTGGCATTTAGCATTTCCATCTTGCAAGAGCCGCTGCTTTGCGGGTTGGCTTGCCTTTTTCGTCTTTCATCGGCCCCGGCATACCTGACATCCGCGCACAGAATGAATCCTTGCGAGGGCCACCTTGGGGCTGTGGAGCCTTGAGGTTGCTGCCAGTTGCTGCGTTGTACTTGGCCCTGCCCTTGGCAGTCAGTCCAGCGCCCTGAGAGATCGGTAGCTTCTCGCCCCGACCCACAGAGAGAACCGGGCCTTTTTTCTTAGCCATAAAAAACTTCAATACCCACAACAGTACCAACGCTGGTTGTGAGGTGTAACCCTGTAGATGCCAAGATTCCCTCTCCGGGTATGGTGATGTTGAAGTTTACCGGGGTGGTAACGCTGGCAATGTCCATCGTAAACAGCACAGCGCCAGTAGCGCTACCATCACGAATCTCAAATGTTGCTGCCGTTGAAGCTTTGGGGCTGACCACAATACCTTTGAGGCGTGTACGCCCCAGCATAAAAGAACCAGCGGCAGTTAGGTGTGCCGCCTTTACGTCTGTTTGCATCATAATTAATCTCCAGTTGTGGGGTTGCCCCCGAAGATTAAGCTGTGCGTGTAAACACGTAGGCTGTTGCGCTAGAGAACATCAGCGTGAACCGGGCCAAGCCTGTCACACCAGAGGCAACGGTCAGATCACCAAAAGAACCAGCAGTGTCAGCGGCGGCGGTGGACAGGATGCCGTTAACTGCTACAACGATAGTCACTGTGCTTGCGCCGCCAGTGTTGTCAATATACAAGTCAAAAACCGTACCTTTAGCTGCACCAAGGGCTGCGCCAAGCAACGTACCAGTAGGTAGCGTGATGGCGGTTGAAGAAGCAGAGGTGGAGGTGATGTAGCCAGTAGCAACTTCAGCAGCAGTGGCTGTTGCAGTGGCGTTGATTGCGGCGGTCGTAGCGTGCGTGGTGCTGCCAGTTCCTGCAATGTTGCCAGTGACGTTGCCTGTCAAAGCGCCGATAAAGCCGTTGGTGGACGTAACCGGGCCAGAAAACGTGGTTGATGCCATGATTTTTCCTTACATACAAGTTAGGCGCATTAGTCTGTATGTCGTCAGCCGGGGCTGTCTAATGCACCGGAAAGCCCGGAGTAGCTG